AGCGAAGATAGAGGTTCCCTACCTCCAGCGCGTAGGTGTCGGTCTCGGAGAATTCGAAAGGGATCAGGCGAACGACGACGCCGTCCGTTTTCGACGCAGCGACGAACGCCGTGCCCGGCCTGTTGACGACGCCACCCTGCTTCAACACGATGAAGTTGCGGCACGTGCGGAGAGCGGTCGCGTACTTCGCGAGGTCAGTGCGGGCGTACAGCGCGGGCGCGACCTCGCCGCCGACAAACGCCTGCTGGCGGATCGAGCCTGGCATCTAAACCCTCGCGGAGATGAACTCGGAGTCGGGCAGGGGGTCGGGCTGCGCCGTGCCTAGCACCAGCGCGACGGCCTCGTTGATCGCCATCACGTACCGCTCCCGCATCTGCTTCTCGAAGTCGAGCTTGAGACTGAGCGAGACGGCGAGATCCGCAGCGATCAACCAGGCAAGCGCATTGACGAACACCGGCGGGTAGAGGCCGGTCTGCGTAAGCCTCGCGAGGTAGATCAGGTTCGGCGCCTTGACATCGCAGAGCAAGATCGTCGATCCGCCCGAGCCGTCGTCCTCGAGAGCGAACGGGATGCGGTCGTCGGACAGGCGGACGCGGCGATCGTCCGCGATCTGCATCGGCTTCAAGCAGTCGTCGGGCAGTGCGAAGCGGAAGAGCCACTCGATAGGGGGCGTACCCGTCGAGGCGAGCGCCTTGCGCCGCGTGTTGAAGTACCACGGCGCCGCAGCGAGGACGATGTCGCGGTCGTGCTCGTAGTAAATCTTGCAGGCCTGGGCGTCGAGGGAGGCCTCGTCTAGGTCTGCGATTCCTCGGGTGTGCCCTATACGGGCGAGGGCGATGTTGCAGATGGAGACCGGGGAAGCCATGGGCTACCCACGTACTCTACGAAGCCGCGGGTTTTTCTTCTTGGCCGCTTTCGAGGCCCCGCGCGAGCTGGCCGCTAGCACCGCGCCGGGGTTTCGTATCCCCGGCTGTTTCCCGATCTTCGCCGAGACCGCCGCGAACCCAGGATGCGCCTTGCCACTGCCGTAACCGGACTTGTGCATCGATGTCCTCGGCATGCGCGCTGGCCCCGAGAACGGATCCCGGAGCCAGCGGGAAGAGAGAACTTCAGTCCGACGCCAAACGCGGCTTCTTGCGAGCGGCCTCGGACATCGCTTCGGTTCCAGCCGGAGGAGGAGCTGCGGCTGGCGTGAGAGGAGCGTCCTGGCTCACGAGTTCCATGTAGGACGCCGGCTTCCAATCGTCGGGACGCTCGAAGAGGCACGGATTCTCGGCGCTGGCGGTGTGCAAGCCCATGTACTTCCCGCCCTCAGACTCGTAGAACGTGCGTGTGGACTTGTAGCGCTTGGACATGAATGCTCCCTAAGCCAGTACGTCTCCGAAGACGAGTACATCTAAGAGACCCGTTTGCGGCGTAGTGATCGTCGCCTTGATCGTTTGTCCTGTGAGCGACTTGGTGAGCGTCGTAGTGATGTCGAGAAACTCGCGTCCGGCGAGAAGATTCGCACCGGAGAAAGTCACCGTCCCGATCTGCTGATCGCCTCCGGATTCCTCGGACTTCACCACCAGAACCGGCGTGTCGATCGTCTGGTTCGCCTGGGTGACGATCACTTCGCGCACGATGTAGTCGTTCAGAGGAACATAGAACGTGAGGTATTGCGCGGTCGTGATGTTGGCATCGATCCTGCCGCGCGCGATGAGCCTACGAGGGGAAAGTTGCGCCTCCGTCGGAAACGAAGGCAAACCGGATACGACAACCCACTCCGCGTTCGGCGTCACCGACTCGTCGAGGGCGAAGAAGACGGGCCGGGACGGCGCCCCGTTGTAGTAGACGCCGTCCAGGTAGAAGGGTGTTTCGGTCCTGTAGTAGACGAGCGCCATCGCTACGTCCCGAAGATCCCGATAGGCTCGTCCTCGTCGAGACCACTCATAGCGACGACCGAAAGCGTCGTTCCAGTGGTCGTGTACGTGACTCCAAAGAAGCGCTTCGGCGCGTGCGGAGCGATCTCCTGCTTGAGCAGCCTTGGCGCATCCGTGGTCGCGAGCGTGCCGGTCGTCGGCATGGTGGCGATCGTGATCGGGTTCGTCGTCAGCGCTGCGTTGTCCGCGCCTATCAGGATCGCCGTGAGAGCAGGTGTTCCGGTGGCAACCGTCGGCGCCGCGAGTTGGATGAACCAGTGGAGCTTTCCGCCGCCGAGATTGACGGCAGCGCCCTTGTCGATGACGCCTAGCGTTCCCCCGGTCGTCGCGGGTATGACGGCGATCGTGCTGAGAGTTTGGGCGTCGCCCATGATGTCGTGTTGGTCGAGTAGCATCGCCGGCCCCCTTACGTCACGACCGCTTCGGTGGCGATGAGAGCATCGGTCACGCGAATCGGGATGCCGAGGAAAGAAGGCACGCGGCGCCCGCCCATGTCGATCCACTCGAGCAGGTTGGCCGTCTTGTTCATCAACTGCATGTTCATGAACGAGAAGATGTAGCGGTTCATGTAGAACCGGAGATTGGCCGCGTCGGGAGCGTAGATCGAGGCGATCGCGTCCTGCATCATGAGCGGAATGGAGACCGTCGCCGGACCCGCCGCGTTGAGCGCGCTCGAGTCCAGATTGCAGATGCGCGCGACATAGCGGTAGTCCGCCACGCCAAGCCCCATCCGCCAGACGAAGCGCGTAACCCACGCGAGGAAGCGGTTGGTGTTCACAGCGGAGGCGTCGTTGACGAGCTGCATGCCGAGGTCCTGCATGTCGAAACCGCCCGCCGAGCCCGCAGGGAAGAATCCGAAGACGGTCTCTGGCGAAAGACCCATCAGCCAGATCGAGCTTTGCTCGGCTCCCGAAGCGGCGCCGATGGCGCTGTATTTCGCCGCGTCGCCCTTGATGATCTGCGCTGCGGCCGGGTTGGCCGCAGTTACGTCAAGTCGAGGGGTAAGACCGTGGAACTTCTCGGGCGTCGTCTTGGTCGAGTTGTAGAAGATGCCCGTCGCGATCTCGTTGTTGAACGCGGAGACGAACGCAGCATCTTCGCTCGCGCGGAACGCAGGCCCGCCCTTCTTGATGCCGGGGTGCTCCACGTCAATCTCGGAGCGGCCTTCAAGGATCGAGAGCGTCTCGACCACCTGATCCGTGGTGGACTTGGTGGAGCCGTAGCCCTGATTGATCCTCCTGTAGGTCGGCGCTGGAAGCGCCATGCGGTTCGTGATTTGGTGCCCGGTGTCGAGGTTGCCCTCGACCATCGGGATGTCTTGCAAGATGGGATTTTTCTTCTCGAGCGACTCGACGATCTTCGCGAGTTGGCCGTCTGGATCCCGGCGCTTCACCCAATCGCTGATCGTCGGCCACACGTTACCTACGGTAGCCATCGGTTAGGTCTCCTTGGGGTACATGGTGGGATATGCCGAGCGCAGCCTGGACTGTTCGTCCGGCTCGCCGGCTGCGGAACCGGGAGCGCCACCTAGGCGGTCCTCCCGCATACGCTCGCCAACGCGAAAGAACAACCGCTCGACTTCCGGATGCTTGTAGATGCCCAGTTCCGTGACGAGTTCCACGAATCCAGGCGTGGCGAAGCGCTTCATGGCCTGCTGGGCGATCACGAGATTCTTCTCTCGATTCGCCCCGCCCATCTCCTTGTCGGCCATCGCCGTTTTCTCCCAGTCCGCTACTCGAGCGTCCCAGGCGTCGTGCCTGGCTTGGATGCTGTTCGTGTAGAAGTCGGCGAACTTCTGGACTTGCTCTTGCGTGAGCCCCGCCTCCTTGGCGAGCGGGAAGAACTGCTTGACGAGTTCGTCATCGACCTCCAAGCCCTCCGGGACCGAGACCTCGTACTCTATGGCCGCCGCAGGCGGCGCTGTTTGCGCCGTGCCGGGCGGGCCTGGTGGAGTTGCGGCGGGTGCCGGGCTGGATGGAGTCGCAGCTACAACAGGAGCGGGCGTTACAGCCGGCAGAGCCGGAGCGACGGGGGTCGCAGCCGGAGGCGCGGGACCCGTAGGGGCCACCGGTTCAGCTATCAACGTCGTCATTCTCTTCCTCCCCGGCCGGTTCGAGCTCCGGCTCGCCAGGCTCGGTCTCTAGTTGCAGCATCTCGGCTACTATAGCGCGGAATCCATCGGGGCAAGCCCTTTTCATTTCCACGCTCAATCGAAGAGCTGCATTCCTCTCGCCGTCCCTAAAGATCGAAGCGAAGGCGTCGCCCGCGAACGTGGGCCGGAACATGTGGCAATTCACGAGGAGCCACGCGATCACCCGGCGGCCCGCAGGCAGCCCGGCCAGGTCTTGCAGGTCTGCATCGAAGAGAACCTGCCTTGCTTTCTCGCGCTTCTTGGCGCGATCCTGTATCCGCTGGTTCGCGGCCGGCCCGATCACTGCCCCGCCCCAAGCATCGCGCTCAGCGCATTGTCGCCGCCGGCTGGAATCTTCGACATCGACTCCGCAGCCTTGGCCGCGTGCATCGCGGGCTGCGCGGCGGCCGCGAGCTTCTCGATCTGCTGCTGCTGCGCCCTCGAAGCCCGCAGCGCCGCCACGGCCTCGGGGTCCCGTACCAGCTTCGGCGGCGTCCCCATGAGCCTGCCCATCTCCTCGATCGAATAGTCGAAGTCTACGACGTCGAGGACATCCGGAACGGTCTGCGCGAGACCGGAGGTATACGCCGTCAGGTGCTCGATGCCGGCCGTTCCCTGCGCGTTCTGGGCTTGCCGGAGAATGGAGACGAACTGCACGTTCAGTTCCTGGCCTTGGAGGCCGGGGGGCGCGGGCGCGATCATCTT